TAAAAACGATAGTTGAAAAAAAATCGAAAATAGGGCTTTACATTTCTGTGTGAAGTCCTATATTCATATGTATAGAAAGAAAGGAAATCGACATGCAGTTTAAAGTTCTCCAGATTCAACTCACCGATGCTGAAGTTGATATGGTCAATGAAGGTTGGCAAGTTCGCAAGCACATTCTCAAGACCTACATGTTCGGCGAGAGAGTTGTTCCGAGCGCTACTGAGGCTATGGACCTTGGTTACTACGATCACGTACTGACCATCGACGGTGATAAGCTCGAAGATGTATTCTACATCGGTAATTTCATGGATGATCGCAACTTGGACAAGGTCCAGGTACACGGTACCTTCTCCTCCGTCTCCGTTGGCGATGTCATCATCGACGAAAACGACTTTGCTTTCGTAGTCGATACCTTCGGTTTTCAAATGCTCCCTGAAAAAATCGCAGCATAAGGAATATGTTATGATTAAAGTACGTCCAAACTATCACTCTCGCAAAGGAATCGCATCCTTTAAAACTGCCCGTGAGGCAGTGCAATATCTCGAAGAGTACACTGGGGGAACTTCCTCTGGTCGTACTTATGATGAAAAGTTGGAAGAATGGATCTGGATTGGAAAGGCGAAAATCGTATGAAAGTGATGAACTCATGGTATGAAGCAGAGCAGCGGTTGTTTGGCAGCCGCTCTACTGCTGAGCTCAAAGAGACTCTTGAGGGTATGAAGAACGGATTTATGTATCACCGTCGCCGTATTCGCCTTCAGGCAATTGAAGATATCTTGCTTGAGCGTGGCGAGGATATCGAGAGAAGTCCTTAAAATTTTACACGATAGTTGAAAAAAAGTTAAAAAAGGGGGTTGACATTTCGATCCCCTTTTATTATATTATATTCATAAGTTGAAAACGAAAGGTTCTATGTCATGATTAACGCAACGACTCTCAAGGCTATCCGTAACGCTGACAGCGAAACTATCAAAGAAATGATCGAAGAGATCAACGCTCGTCGCAGCGCCATTCAAAAAGAGCTCCGTCGTAATTTTACCGTAGGTCAAATGGTCGAGTTTACCACCAAGAAAGGTGGTGTTGAGCGTGGCGAGATCGAAAAGATTAATCGTAAAACGATTTACGTTCGGACAGCTCCACTTGTGCGTTGGAAAGTAGCACCAAGTTTTTTGCGTGCTGTGTAAAAAAGTTGTAATTTTTTGAAAATAAGGGTTGACATTTATCGTGTCAGCCCTTATATTAAAAACATGAGTTTGATATGAAAGGGAATCAAAATGGCTCACGAAATTGAAATGGTAAACGGTGTTGCTCAGATGGCTTATGCTGGCGAGACTCCTTGGCATGGTCTGGGCACTGAAGTATCTGATGATATTACCACTGATGGTATGATGAAAGCTGCTGGTCTTGACTGGTCTGTAACCAAGCAACCTATGTACTACATGGACGATCTTGGTGAGATGGGTGAAGTTCCGGGCAAGACTGCTCTGGTTCGCTCCTCTGACAATAAGGTCATGGACATTGTAGGTTCTGACTGGAACCCTGTACAGAACGCAGAAGCATTCGAGTTCTTCCGTGAATTTGTTGATGCGGGCGATATGAAGATGCATACTGCTGGTTCTCTCAAGGATGGCAAGATGGTCTGGGCATTGGCTAAAGTCAATGATGGCTTTACTATCAAGACCGCACAAGGCGAAGACTCTGTTGAGTCCTACCTGCTGTTCTCCAACCCTCACCAGTACGGTAAGTCTATCGACGTTCGGTTCACTCCGATCCGTGTAGTGTGCAATAACACTCTCACACTTTCCCTCAACCAGAACGTAGATCAGTATGTAAGGGTTGGTCACCAAAATCCATTTAACGCTGAAGATGCTCATGCTGCTCTGGGCATGGCTCAGCAGAAGCTGGAGACCTACAAGGAAGCAGCTGAGTACCTCTGTCAGAAGACTTACACTAAGGAAGATGTTGTAAACTACTTCAACCAAGTATTCCCTTCCGCTTCTGATCGTGACTCTAACAAAGCTCGTGAAGCACAGGAAGTGATGCATACTCAATCTGGTGCAAAGCTTGGTGAAGGCACCTTCTGGCAACTGTTTAACACTGTGACCTACATGACTGATCACACTCTTGGTCGAAACAGCGACACTCGGCTTCAGTCTTCCTGGTATGGTTACAACCAGAATGTAAAAAAGAAGGCTCTTGAGCTGGCAGTTAATATGTAATCTAAATAGCGGGTGGGGATAACTTCTCCACCCTACTCTTGCTTATAGGATAAATTATGAAAACTTCAAAACGAGATGGGACTCAGGTAAGTTTCTATGATGATGGTAGATTTGTCGGGACGATAGACTACTCTGCCCATAGTAATTATTATATTGAAGATGCCATAGAAAACTGGCAAATCGGAGTTCTCACAGAAGACATTATAGAAGTATTTGCGATAGGAGAAAATGATGGCTGATGAAACAATGTTCAAAAACTTTTTAGAAAAAGTCCAGAAAGGTATTGTCAATATTCGATTTGAAAAAGTGGATGGCACTCAGACTGATCGAAATGTGACCCTTGATCCTTCCTATATTCCTGAGGAGCATCCAGGTGTGGGGCAACCTGAATATGAAGACTTGATGGAAAGCCTTGATGATATTATGCACAGGGACTATCTGCGAGTCTATAGCGTAAGCAATCAAGGATGGCGCACTATCAAGCCCAGTAAACTTATCTCTTGGTTCAGTGCTTAAAATTTTACACGATAGTTGAAAAAAGATGAGTAGGGGGCTTGACAATCTCTTACTCATCACTTATATAAGTATTATAAGTTGATTATTTTTAGGTGTTTGACGTGTTTAATATTATTCGTACGATTGTCACTTTCGTTGTATTTTTCTTTATTGGATTTTGTGCCTACAACATCATCCGTCCTCTCTGGGCGCATGAGGTATCTGTAGAAGAGGCGCCATTGAACTGTGATGAGATTGACCTCGGTACATACGACTATACCCACGTTTCTACTAATCGCCCTACTCGAAACAACAATCCCGGCAACATCCGCAAAACAGGAAGAGACTACTATGGCGAGACTTCTAATGACCCAGCCTTTGAGTCGTTCGCTGCTCCTGAATGGGGATATGCAGCTATGTTTGACCTTCTGGACCGTCTTTACACTGGACTCACTCTCAGTGAGGCTATCTACAAGTGGGCTCCACCTGTAGAAAATGACACTGAACGATACGTTCGGTTTGTTGCGAAGAAGACTGGATATGATCGGAATGAATATAAAGTGAATGTGAATGATCCTAGCATTATGAACTTTGCCAAGTATATGTCTGTTCTAGAAGGCATGAAAGGTTTTTCTGATGCTGATGTGGACCTTGGTTATCTGATTTGGAAGGAATGTTACAATGACTGATGCTTATGTAAACTGGGTAGCAAATCTATCTGATGAAGATTTGACCGTAGGGTTCACTTCTTTGAACCTTGAAATTGATGAGTGTAAAAAGCAGAATGCAAAAAGCCGTTTGAAGTATCTTCAAGCTTGTTATGATGTGAATATGGAGGAATATATGAAACGAGGTCTTTATGAATCATAAACAGTTATGTGAACCAGACTTCGGTAAGAAGGGGAACTACACCATTATCCTGCCGATTGATCAGGGTGTAGAGCATGGTCCTCATGCAGCCTTCTATAGCAGTGATCATCCTGAAATGATGGATGTGAATTATCAAATTGATTACATTGCTGAGTTACTGCATGAGGGTCTTGTTGGTGCAACAGCATTACCGCAACGCATTGCCAATCTTCTAGTAAAGAAATATCCGCATCTTACCAAGAATGTTATTATGAAACTAAATCATGGTAACAATCTGAACAAAGACATTGAACCATCGCAAGCTGTATTTGCTTCATCTTATTCAGCACGAAATATGGGAGCAGTAGGATATACAATCTATCCTGGTTCTTCAAAGCAAGATCAAATGATTGATCAGTTTAGTATGGTTCGATCCCATAAGCCGGGTGGTGTAAAGACTGTTCTTTGGTCCTATCCACGTGGTGGCGACTTTAATCCTACATCATTTGAAACCACACTACATGCAGCATACATTGCAGCACAGTTAGAACCAGATGTGATCAAGGTAAAACTACCTGATTATGATAACATGCCAACTCTTTGTATTCGTGTGGATAATGTTGTGAAGGCAGCCTGCGGACTTCCTGTAGTCTTCTCTGGTGGTTCTAAACGGTCTGAGGGATCGCTGTTGATGGAAGCAGAAGCAATCTCCAAGAATGGTGGGTATGGTATGATTGTAGGACGTAATGTATTCCAACGTAAACCAGCAGAAGCAAAGAATCTGCTGAGAGACATACACAAAATATTTAGGGAGAGTTAAATGAAATATCTCATAGCAATACTGTTTGCTTTGGTTCCTAGTATTGCTATGAGTCAGGTGATCACTAAAGAAAATATGATTATGGAATATAAAGACATTGCCAGTTTAGCTGCGGCTGAAGTTCTTGGATGTGGTAAAATTAATAAAGAAAACATAAAAAGATTTAATGTGATTTTTGATGCCTTTATGCTTGACAAAGCCGAAGAAGAAGGTTATAATGTCACGATAGAAGATATTGAAGGATGGAAACTAGCAAAACTAATAGAGCAATATGATGGAATGAAAGGTATTCCGTGTTCAGTGATCAATGAATCTATTGATGAGTTTAATGAAACAGCTCGGTATACTCAGGAAATATATGATTATTATACACCGGCAGGAGGCATATAAATAGTCTTATATCTCAATCTTTTGGTATAATCTATGGCAATTACTTTTACTTCCTCTTTTTCATCTATTGCTGGAACGTTCTTAGGAGACTTCCAGACAGAGGATAGTGCCAGACCTCACGAATTATCAGAATACTATAGGGGCGGAGATTTCGTTCCAGATTCTGCACAGTTTTCAGATATTCCTACTAGTGGAACAATTTCCGTTAGTGATTTTGGATTTGCCACATCAACACTCACATTCCAAGTAACAATTGATTCAAATGTAAACAACTTATTTTTGGACAGCTATGCCACTGCAAACGGTTGGAATGGTAATGACATACTAGAAGTTACTATTAATCCAGATGTTATAGTTGGGGCGCCAACACCAGACAGAACTACTGCTGGACTTTTTATCGGAGAAAGTGCTGGTGATCTTGACGGGCTAAGGGGCTTGCCCGCATTAACAATAGACACTAACAATACAATTATTAATAACTATGGTATTATTCATGGTTATGGAGGTACTGGCGGCGGTTTTATGAAGCTTACTGAAGCGGCATCAACTTTTTCATTTCTTCAGAGTGGTCAATATGGCGGTTCTGCAATAGAGGTGACTGGAAATAATGTTGAAATTAGAAACTATGACAGAATTCTAGGTGGTGGTGGAGGAGGAGGATTTGGTAGAGAGCCAGGCGGTTCACCGACTTTACCATTTGTCGGAGGAGGCGGCGGCGCTGGAGCCGGACGACCTGGAGCTGGATCTACAAACTTTAATGAGACCGGTGCAGTGCAATATGATGCCTACAGTTCTACTCCTGCAAGAGGTGGAGGGGATGGCGCTTCTCGGGGGGCTACGACATCTAAAATCTATTCTGGGGAATATGGTGGATTAGACTTTACTTCAACTGGATTTAATGATGGCACCGATGGATCGAACACCTATTACGGTGGTGGCGGCGGCGGATGGGGTCGCCCTGGAAGATTAGGAAATAGTCGGGGGTTTCCCTCCGCTGCTGGCATAGGCGGATATTCAGTTGATGCAACTGGATTTAATGTTGAACTTCAGACTTTTCATGAGATTGGTGCTATATCAGCAGGTGATTTAGAAGGAAATGTCGATTCTGAAACTGGCGTTATTACTACTATTAATGTAGCTAATGGAGTTTATGATAATACAAACATAAAATCATATTTGCCTGGAGCTCCTTCTGGTGGATATCCCGAACTTGATTTATATGAGTTAGCACAATCTTCTGGGGGATTGACACCAGTTTCTGGTAAAATAGAACAGCCAATTAAATTTGTAATTGATGCTACAACGAGAGTAAGAAATATTGATATTGGAGGTAAATTTTCTTACCTCGTTATAGAAAATAATGGTATGATTTTTGGTGAAGGTGGTCGAGGAAGTAGTACATCCGGTAATTCCGGAGCCCCTGGAATTCAATTTAGTTCTAATGATGTTTGTGATACAGTATTAATTATTAATAATTCCGGAGGGTATATAGCTGGAGGCGGTGACGGCGGTCAACGAGTGATTGTTGGCAGCGGCCTTCAAGGTGATACTGCTGCAACCGCCCCTGGTGGGGGTGGAGCAGGCGGCGGGCAACCCGGCACCAGCGCACAAGCTAGTAATGATCAGGGAACCAGTAACTCAACAGTGTTTCCCGACTACTATGCACTAGGATCAATTACTGGTGCTGGTTCAAATGGCAATAGTACAGCCGATCGTCAAAGAGGAACGAATCTTGTTGGGGGTGTAACTGTTGGATCCGGTGGGCAGGCTGGTGGTGGTGGCGGTGTTGCTGCAGCTGCTTGTAGACAGGTAAGCGGTCCGGATGATCAAACTGCTCGAGCCTCTATGTCTGGCGGTGGTGGTGCAGTTTTCCCAGCTGGAACTACCGGAGCAAATGGTGGCGGAGGAGCGAACCTTCTAGGATTGGGATCTCCTAATGGTCAATTCGGATATGCAGCAGCTACTGCAGGTGCTGGAGGTTCGTTTGGTGATGCTAATGCTATTTCTGGAACCGGATCCTATGTAACAAATTTCTCTTATGTAAATAATGGAACTATTTATGGGGCGATAACTTAAATGACGTATAAGTATAGGATCACAAGAGACTCTGATTTTTCTGTTTTTGATACTATGGATTCTGCCGTGTCTTATATTACAGACGAGGTAGAAACATACTTAAATCAACAAACTGATATTGAGCGATATCACATTCGTGAATTAAATTATGTTTTAAAAAAGATTAATGGTCAGGTAATGCAGACTACAAAGATCAGGAATGTTACTGATCTAGATGATCCCTCTTATACAGAGAACACTGTTTTTCAAATAGCGCATCCAAAGATACCAGAAGCTTATCATATTTCTGGACCAACATCTCTAAAACAGAAACTGGAAGAGATTAAAGTTGATTACAAAAATTGGATTCTTAGTAATAAATGGATTGAAAGATATGAATTAAAAACTGTTACTGATAGTGATGGTAACACCTCAGAGGTTACTGTTGATGTTAGTTATTTTAAAGGGTATGAGTACTAAAATAACTATTTACAAACTGATAAAAGTATAGTATACTACCCAAGTGTTTTAATGAAAGGAATATATTACATGGCTACTCTGAAAAATAAAATCCGTAAGAAACACTTTGATACACAGTTCCGTAAAAAGAAACGGCAGGATAAACTCGCTGCTTTTGATATGGATTATGCTCACAATCATAATCTAGATGAAATTTTATCTGGTAATGAGGCATATCAAGAGTTTGTGTTCGAGAAGAATAATGGATATTGAAGATAAAATATTAACTAAGAAACGATTTTGTGATATGGTTGAAACTTATGTTTTTACTAAGAAAGAAACATATCTAGATGCCATTACTGATTTAATGTCTACTCATTCAATTGAACCTGAGCGAGTAGGTAATCTAATAAATACATCAATCAAGGATAAACTAGAGGCAGAAGCCCGCAACTTAAATTTCCTTGAAAGGATTAACACACTACCCTTATGAGGAACAAATGAAACGATTGGGGAATTTTATGCTTAGATTAGTCGGAATGTATATTCCATTCGTACTGGTCATCCTTGGCATTGGTGCATGTTCATATATCTACCGAGATAATTTCTTTGGTGGATTTGGCAATAATGATGAACAGACAATTGAGGAACCAGTAGAAAATGAAACAACAGAACTACCAGCTGATGTTGGAAATGACGAAGAGTCTACAACCGTTGATGAAATCGTCACAGAACCAACAGACAACAGTGACTCTGAAGAGTCCGATCTCGAATCTCTTCCAGGAATCGGTGAGTGCGTCTGCCCTAAAACCGATGGAAGTGAATAAAGGTTCAATCACCTTTTAAAAAATGATTGACTTTCTTGAACTTTTATAGTATGATACAAAACTTAATATTTCAGTAATATAAGGAAAATACAAATATGTCACTTGCTTCACTTAAAAAATCCCGCACATCCTCTATTGATAAACTGGTAACTGCGGCAGCAAAACTCAATGAATCCTCCTCAGAGAACCGTACAGGACCTGACGAGCGATTCTGGAAACCTACTGTAGATAAATCAGGTAACGGTTATGCTGTGATTCGTTTTCTTCCTGCTCCGGAAGGCGAAGAGTTGCCATGGGTTCGATACTGGGATCATGGATTTCAAGGCAAGACCACAGGTATGTGGTATATCGAGAAGTCTTTGACTTCGATTGGTCAAAAAGACCCTGTAGGTGAGTTGAACTCGCAGCTGTGGAACTCTGGTATTGATGAAGATAAGGAAACTGCCCGCAAGCAAAAGCGTCGCCTGCATTATGTTTCTAACATCTATGTCGTATCTGATTCTGGTAATCCTGAGAATGAAGGTAAAGTCTTCCTGTATCAATATGGTAAGAAGATCTTTGATAAACTGATGGAATCTATGCAGCCTCAGTTTGAAGATGAAGATCCAATTAATCCATTTGATCTTTGGGAAGGTGCTGACTTTAAACTCAAGATTCGTAATGTAGAAGGATACCGGAACTACGATCGGTCAGAGTTTGCATCTCCGGCAGCATTGGCGGATGATGAACAACTGGATGTAATTTACTCCAAGGTTTACCAACTGGGTGAGTTTACTGATCCTGCTAACTATAAGTCGTATGACGAACTAAAAGCACGTCTAAATGCTGTTTTGGGTTCTGGTGAAACCTTTACTCCTCAGCAACAGGAAGACCTGTCTATTACTGCTGATACTGCTCCAATTAAAACAGTAGAACCAGTAGAGGCTCCTTCGACAAGTAGTGATGAAGATGATGACACTATGTCTTACTTCTCACGTCTTGCGAATGAAGACTAACCAATAAGTCCTTTGTTCATGTAAATATCTTGAGCAGCTGGGATATCTGATGCGATGGTCGTCGACTGAGCGTTGTTTGTTTCACTCACTTGGTTGATGACCGTCGTACTTCCTGCTCCAACACCTTGAACATTTTGTAGGTTCTGTCTATTTAATTCTAACAGTTGAGCTTCTAATCGAGCATTACGTTCTGCGATTCTAGCTCTTGCTGATTCTCCACCAGGAACACCAATCTCACTTGGCTCTGCGATAACTAATTCACCGCCACCTAGGAATCCTGGAATAGGAATAGCGATCTTAGGAATACTGATTCTAAGATTATCGCTCAAGAATGCAACTAATTGATCCGGAACATTCTGAATTAAATTCATAACTTTCAGAAGAGCTTCCTGTGCTCCAATCTTTAAATTTTCCACAAAGAAATCTAAAGCATTACCAATCTTTTCAAAGATACCTGGGACGATACCTTCAACTAAATTCATAATCATTCCTACTGGCGAAAGACTGAATATTGCACCAAGTGCTTCTTGTGCTTTCTCTAGTGAAAACTCTCCTTTGAAAAGATCACCAACGAAACTGGCAATCTTACCTACATCATCAAAGATTCCTCCAATCAGATTAGAGAATAATTCTTTGAAAGAAAACTCATTTAGAACTTCTTGTGCGTTTTTAAATCCAAGTTTACCTAATACCCAAGCAGTAGCATTCTTAAGAAGATCCAGCGGCGCTGCAACTAATGAACTAAAGAATCCTGTAACTGCACCTTCTAATGCTCCAACGATTCCGGCATCTTGATACCCCTGAATCGCCCCTTTGACCGTATCATATGCAGTAATAAGGATAGTTAAAGGTAAGAATAATCTACCCAAAATCTTACCGAAACCTTTTACGAAGTCGAGTGTTGGCATAATCTTTGCAGAAATCTTTGCAACTCTAACACCTAAGTCTTCAAAAAATAATGAAAGTCTTGCTAACAAATTAGCGATGGCACCCATTCCTGGTATTTTTCGCAACTTAAATGCTGCATTTTCGATGACCCGTAAACCTGCTGATATACCTTTAAATGTTTCCTCTAATGCTAATAGTAAACCTTTTGAAAATACCTTAGCAAGATCTTTTACTATTTTAGCAGTAGCAACGAAGAATCCTGTAATTTGAGCCACTAAAGATCCTACGCCTAGGATATCTAAGACGCCGAATCCACTAATATCAAATAATCCCTCTTTAACACCTGTACCGAAAGCCGTTCCCATACCTCCAGTTGGAGAAGGTGGCTCTGGTGTTCTACCTGCTTCTCTCCTAGCCTCTGCTTCATCCAGAATACTTCTTTTTTGCATGTCAAGCAAACTTTGAAAACGCTGTACAAGCGCAACGACAGCAGAGGTAGTTTTACCTTGCTCTTCGTTCTGCATTTGTAATATTGCGGTTACGTCATTTAGTGTAGCTGCCATTTATTTTGCTCTCTGTCGTTCGGCTTCTTCTTCAAGATAGTTGATTAGCATAGCAAGATAGATTTCTCTCTCCCAAGGTATCATATGATCGATTTCAGTCAAAGAATAATGATGATGTTGCATTAACTGGAAGTTTACCTGATAATGATTTGTCAGGTTGTCATGAGAGAGGCATACTAAAAAAAATCAGCGGTTCCTTCCAGTGTCAACTTATTATCATGACCACAGCTACCACATTGAAACTCTACATCGTGTTTGAGTCGTGGCATCTTTTCAATAAAATCTCGAACCTTTATGAACTGCTCTGTCGAGAACGATTCAATAAAGTTCATCACTTCTTCAGGTGTCTCTTCTTCCAGCGAGAATCTTTCCTCTTTTGTTTCAACTGCGCTAATACAAGCAGCAATCATATCAAACGCTTGATCAGTTTGACTCCCTTTGTATTTAACCATTTTAGGGCCAATGTCTTTCAAAGTAGGATACTTCATTTCTAAAGTAATATCAGAAGACAGTTTAATCTTCTTTGCATTAGCTCCCTTAGGAACTTTAATATCAACCTTTGAGATATCTACTTTAATCTCATTAGATGTTTCACACTCGGTACACTTCGCTTTAATATCGCTAGACTCGCCTACGGACTTGCTACGGATCTGAGTGAAGAGATATTCGATGTCAAAGATCGGAAGGGTTCTTACGTTAATCTCTTCATCAATACAAGACTCAAGAGTATCGCAGATTGCTTCAAGTGAACCAAGTTCATCGCCCTGCTCTAGAGCAATCATTAAAACCTTTTCTTCTTTTACGAGATATGGTCTAAATCTAATTGTGTCGCCACTAGATGGAATTTTTGTAGAATATTTAATCGTTTCATTAAGTTTTGGCAAAGCCATGATAATATCACTCCATAATTATCTAATTCGTTCCCAGTCAGTATAGGAAAGTTGAACGCTGAGTTGTACTAATTGATTTTGATTATCGTCACCAAGTTCGATTGCTTGCATTGTTGTGGGAAATGCTTTTAATAATTTACAAGCATATACCACTGAGTTATCGCCATGATCTAGTTGTTGAATCACAACTGTCTTGGCGTATTCACTTTTATATTTTAGTTCATAAGTGTCAAATCCAATAATTTCCTCTTGCCAGTTTTCAAAGTATCTTCTCATTGAATAGTCTTGATCAAGGAGGAATGTAAGGTTGACATCTTCAGATAAAAATCCATATGGCATTTTCTGAGACATCATACCAATCGTTCTTTCGTTGGTTACGATTTGACGTCCAGGAATATTGACAGCACGGCAAAGAGCATCAATCGTTCTAGCATCTCCACCAAACTCTGTCGGCAAGATTACTCTGTATCTATCTGATCTAGATATACCTTTGGATACTCTACCCTTTAAGTCTTCTACACTTGCCATTAAGCTACCATTTTCCTTCTAGAATCTCTGTATACTGTAGTTGAACTTGCTTTCTCGAAATCAGCAGTTGGCAAGAACGTAGCAATTTCCCATTCTGTAGGAGCAACTAAAGCGAGTCTTGATCTTAAATGCCTAGACAAATACCTTTTAAAGCAAGGTTTGAATGCTCGCAATGTTGATGCTCGCTTTAACATACTATAAGATATTCTAAATTTAGTTGTTTCATCGTATCGTTCATTATTTATATTGTCTAACAGTGCATCTAGGAATTTAGCACGTAATGCCATGGGCAGATAATGTAGATTGATGCCATAAAATCCACCAGGAGCAGGTTTAACCATAATAATCAAAGGGAACCTATCATAGTATGGCAGTTTTTCTTTTGTTTTAGGATCATAAAAATACATATACATGCTTCCAACCGCAGGACGATTCCTGAGTTGGACTGATTCTGCACGCATTAACTCTGCACGATTAGGATTTAATTGAGACGCCTTTTTACGAAACCACTCACGGGACTCTTTACTTCTTGGAGTAATTCCTTTACGGAATGCTTCAAGTTCTAGTTTTTGAAATAGATCGGCCATCTATACTTTCATCCCCATTGCTCGGAGCGTTTTTTCTGTCCAGATTTGAAACTCATAACCATTATCTTTACAGTATTCACTTGCTGCTTTCCATTTACATTGATTTTTAACATACTCTAAAGACTCGCTGATATGTTTTTTAGTTCTTCTTCTACCAGCTGGTGGTTTCGTTTGCTTTTCAGGTTTAATCTCAACGAGAATAGTTCTACCATCTTTCATATTTAGTTTTAGATCAACGAAGTAACGATGAGCACGATTGTCGATTGCGCTGATATATGGTATAATTGTTTCTTCAGATGACCATGATTTTATATCATTTTGATCTTCACACCACATAAAAGCGAACTTCTCCCAATAGGATCTATAAATAACCTGTGTATGGTCGCCTGCATACTTCTTAGGTTTTTTGACTTTGTATTTGCCTTTGTAAGTTTTCATAATACCATATAAATAATTTAAACCATTATATATTTATAGGTAAGATACGTGGCATTTAACTTTCCATTAGTTCCAGATGAGAAGTATGAAGGTAAGATTAGTTTCACTGCACTAAACTCTTCAACAGGTGCACAAAGAGCTGCCCAAAGAGCAGCTTATGCTTCTTCCATTGGAAGTTCTGATCAGATAGGAAGATTTGGTAGAGGTGATCAGGGGCAAACAATCACCACTACAGGTGGAACAGTAAACCTTTATCTTCCACAGGGATTAAATTTCCAGGATGGTGTTCAATATGAGAACACTGATCTGGGTATTATTGGATCAGCGATTGCTGGTGCCACTCGAACAGTATATAATGATCCCTCTGTTAGAGGTATTCAGGCAGTTACAAGTACGGCATCTTCAGTTGCCGATCAAGTATTCTCTAATATGTTTGGCGCCCAGAATAGAGAAGCAGCTGCTGGATTAGCAGAAAGATTCGCTCCGGGTGGACTTGGTGATGCGATTGCGATGGGAACTGGTATTACAGCAAACCCTCACAGAAGATCGATCTTTAGAGACGTTGCATTGAGACAGTTTAGTTTTAATTTTACCATGGTTCCTGCTAGCCCTGAAGAGGCTGCAGTATCTGAAGAGATTGTTAAATTTTTTAGAGTTAACATGTATCCAGAAAGGACTGGTCCAGCTGGTTCGCTGTATAAATTCCCAACTAAATTTGAGATTAAACTTTCCTATAAAGGGGAAGAAGTAGCCACTAAAATTCTTCCTTGTTATCTAACATCTACACAAACTCAATATAATCCTAGATCCGGATCATTCCATACTGACAGTAAGTTTAATGAGATTGGTATCTCTTTATCGTTCCAGGAAGAGACGACACTGGATAAACAGAAGATTGAGGAAGGTTACTAATGTCTTATTTTACTAATTTCCCATTCGTCAATTATGTATTTGGTAATCAGCCAGGACCTACTGTGTTTCAGAACATGGGTGTTTATGTTGACTTGTTAGATATTGCTAAAGATGATGCTGCATTCTACACCTACTATGATATTCAGAATGGCGATCGTCCAGATCAGGTATCACAAAAGTTATACGGTAGATCAGATCTTCATTGGACTTTTGCAATTATGAATGATGACATTAAAATTCAAGGATGGCCGCTCAGTTATAATGACCTTTTACAAAAAGCAAAAGATGATTATCCGAATGTAACGATTACAACTCGTACAGATGTCACAAGCAAATTTAAAGTTGGTAGTATTCTAACAGGTAGTACGGGTCAGTCTAAAGGCAAGATTATAAGAAAAAGACTTGATCTTGGGCAAATTATTGTAGAAAGAGTTTCTGATGATTATCAAATTACACAGACTACTGATGTTAAAGGATATATTAAATTAGAACTTCCATCAGTGTATTATAGATTTACAGAATTAGCTGATTGGATTATTACTAAAGATGGTGTTGCGATTACTGCTCCTACAATTAAGTCAGGTGGCGCTAATCATACATTTATTGAATATGACTTTGGTAAAACAAATGCGAATACAGAATATGTGTTTAATACTAAAATCCTAAACTATGCAGTCACTCCTTCATTCTTATCTGGTGAACAGATTACTACAACAGAAGAAGGGGTTCTTCAGTCAGCGATTGTAGATAGTTCATCATTAGAATATTTGGCAACTCATCACTATGAAGATGCGAATGAAAGGTATGTAGATATTAATCCGAATGCTCCGTTTGTACAAAGAATTTCTGTTGAGCTTGAACTAGATGGAGCAACCGATGCAAATGTAAACAATGCTGTAGTTAAAAGCATCAGCGCTTCTACAACCCTGGATTATGCTACAAACATTACCTTAACCGATATTCAAAGAAATATCGATCAAGGATTCTATACCATTACAGGATCGATCTTAAAAGCAACTGTCGATGCATATAATGACGTAATTAATATAGACATTACCAAGACTCTTGATGGCCTGACCGGAATAGGTGGTGCTACCGATAACGACTTTGACAACAATTTCCCCTCTGGCACAAGTCTTACAGAGTTAAACAGTGAGCTTAGGACAGAGTTAAAAGCAGCTGTAGGTGTAGCTGATACCAACAGCAATAGCAAATACACTGTTACGGTTCATATGTTCTTCTTGATTGATAATCAATTGAACATCGTGCTTGCTCAAGAAAATGCTTTTGGTACTGTTTATGAATATAAAGTAGGTGGTGTAGATACATTTAAAGTTACATATACCGAAAATGAAGTTACTACTGTATCTTCACCTGCTCCTACGACTCAGGCGGAGGCATGGACCGATGCTGCAACACAATTAGAAAGTTATATTCAACAAAACCTCTCTACATTTAATCCAGCACTGTTAAATCAAGTAACATATTTTGATCGATATGAAAGAAGTAATAATGCGCTTAAATCAATCCGTGTTCTCAAACCATCTATCGCAGATGAATTAGTTAAAGCATTTAATGATATTCTGGTTGAGTCGCAGGACTTTGGAGATCAAGTCGAACAAAATACTACAGTTCAAGGTGGTAGTGGCATCTCTGCTGTAACAGCATCATCTCAACCTGTGACAACTTTGGCAGGGCAAACAGTAACATCTAGTAGTGCTGCAGCAGTCAGTTCTGCAACATCTGGATCGAGTAGCAGTAGTGGTGGTGGTTATTACTAATGACAAACCAACCAGCAAGTCCATATGATTTTGGTGAGACGAAAGTCAAGATATTTCCCGCCAGTGGTAAGACACCAGTTGATGTTACTAGGCTCGTTCAAGAATTAAGTTTCTTCGAGAGTTTAAAAGATCCATATGTCAGCGGCACTTTGCTGATTATTGATTCTGCAAATATATTTAATTATGTAAATTTCTTAGGTCAAGAAAGAATTGATATTGAAGTAACCGATATTTACAAAACACCGCAGATTAAAAAATCTTTTGCGATTACGAGTGTCAGAAAACAAGAAAAGACCAACGATTCTACCTCTGCTTATGTAATTAGTTTTATTGACCTGCATATGTACAGAAATCAGAAAATTACATTTAGTAAGAAGTATGATGGCACTCCAGATGCAATTATTCAAAAGATATCTAATGAGTTTTTGGGAGTACCAGTTAATGGGGGTGGTGTTGCACAAAGCAACATGCGAGTAATTACTCCTCTGACTAATTCTCCTTTAGAGTCTATGACATGGTTAAAGAATAGATGTACAACAGCAACGGGCGCACCATTCTTTTTGCATTCTTCTTTGCAAAATAATAATCTGTCTTTAATTGACCTTAATACTCTTTTAGGGCAATCAGTATTTAATGGATCAGAGCCATTTAAATACTCTACACCTAACAGACCCAGCAACAGCAGTTATAGCAAAGAAGAATTTAGTTCTCTTTCGCATAAAATTGCTTCTTTGAATATGTCTGTAAATCAGGATGTGTTAGATCTTCTTGCTGGTGATGCTTACGGTAGTCATTATAATTATATTGACACTACTGAAATGAAAGCATTAGAACGGCATTATGATTTAACAGAGCCTCTTGGCGCATTGACGAAACCTAATGGTCTGAATGATTATGAACCAACTCTTCCTGGTGGTATGGGACCTGCATTACACACTCCACAGGCAAACAGTTCTTATGTTTCACAGATTGTAACAACTAAATTATTTGAGGATATTTTCTCTTATAATGAAGAACTGACAGTTGAAAAACATGCACTGAAAGATAAATCTAAAGGATTAAAGAAGTTTGCAATTAAAGGTGCGATTACATTAAACTGTCCTGGATATGAGTTCTTTGGTAAAGATCTTATGGGTAAGAATCAGATTGATGTGTTTATTCCAAAAGACAGACCATTCGAAGCAGAAAATGTTGGTGAAGATGAGATCAAAGATCGTAAGAGATCAGGTAAGTATGTGATTACAAACATGAGACATATGTTTAGAAACAGCATGTATTCAGTAACTCTAACTGCGATTAAGATTGATAATGATAGAAAACTTCCATCAGAAATGGTTTATACAGGAAGATAGATTATGGATCCATTTAACGATAGAAAATTCTATGGAGATGAAACTAGATGGTTCGTTGGTGTTGTAGAAGACAATGATGATCCGGAGCAACTTGGTCGTGTTCGTGTAAGAATCTTTGGTATTCATTCACCATATTACAAAGATATTGAGATTGAAGATTTACCTTGGGCAGCAGTATTAATGCCAGCAACTGAAGGTGGTATCTCTGGTACAGGTAGATCACCGAATGGTATTCAACAAGGGGCATATGTATTTGGATTATTCTTAGATGGTAAACAATCACAGAATCCTTTGATTTTTGGTTCTATACCTAAATTTGAGACTGAAGATGGAGATAACATCGAGCCGGTGGAACATAGATGATACAGTTACTCGGTACAAGTATAACAGATAAAATCTATAATACTGCGATCTCTCGGCAATATACACCAGAGGCTGCGGCAGCGATTGCTGCAACAATCTCATTAGAAGTATCTGGTACGACTCTGATTCCTTATAGGGGAGATCGATATAGAAAATATGCTGATTACTGTGAAAGAAAAGATTCAAATCCTCAGTTACCAGATACTCAGATTGCATTTATTTTTGATAATCTTTCCGACTATAATACATCAAAGGTAAAGTATGCGAAAACAATTGATGATGCAGTTACAGCATTTAATGAAGAGTATTTGAAAAAAACATTAAATACTACTGAGTTTTTAACTTTAACTATTTTAGCAAATGAAATTAATAGACTGTTTGTGGAAGAAGCGTAGATGACTACCATAGGCGATATTACAGGCAAACTGACTAACAACCTTGGTGCTCTGCTAGAAGATTTAACCGAAGTTGGCACAGCAGCAGGTGCAGCAACACTGCAGTATGACCTGTTGACTGCCAGCGCACAAGATGCTACGATTGGTTCTAATAAAAATGGTTTAGAGATTGTAGGTAGTGCAGGTAAAAGGCTACGTGATGATGGGACAGTTAAGAATACAGCTGTTGCAGTTTTCTCAGATAATCTGGGAACATTCGGATCACTAACTTCTACAACTGGTGGGGCATTGCTTGTAAAGACCGTGACTGGCGCTACAGCAGATGCTGCAGATGCTGCATTCCGTAATACATTCGGCAGCGCATTAACTAAGAGGCAAATGTTCGAAGCATCTCTGGTTGCTTCTGAGGCATTAGCGGATTCATCCATACTTCCTCTTGGTGCATCAACTCAATCTCTAATTAATGATGCTGGGAGAATATTGATCCAAAGATCTAATATTATGTTAGAGAATGCCAATTTTAAAGAATCTATACTAGAAGATTTAGTGGAAGAAACTGAACTCTCAAAGAATGTCAGTATTACTAAACTTGTTTCAGATACTGCTGGTCGACCATCCATACCAGTTGTAGATTACAGAAAAGATGTGCCTCCTAGAACATTGCTTCAGACATTTGAAGAAATGGAAGCATATATTCGATCTTGTTCTAGAGAGATTACAGAAGTAGTAGTGCATGCTACAGACACATCTAGGGACATGGAAGTAAGTTATGATGTTCTCAGAGTATGGGATGTAACAAATAGAGGATTAGATGATGTTGGTTATCATTTAATTATTCTAAGGGACGGTTCTATTCAAGTTTGTAGACCTATTTCGATTCAAGGTGCGCACACGCTGAAAGATCATAATCCATATAGTATTGGTATTGCCTTTGTTGGTGGACTTATGGGTAATCGTAAAAAAGATCAATTTAAAAGATCACATAAGTCATATACAATGGAACAGTTTAATACTTTTGACACATTTATGAAAGCATTTTATACTGTAATCCCAGGTGGTCAAGCATGGGGGCATAATGATATTGACTATACGAGAAGGTCGGATCCACATTTTGATGTGCCAAAATATGTGAGAAATAAATTTAATAAGACGAATGTACAAACTGTTGAAGAAACTAGAGAGAATGGTTCTTTAACAATTGATCAATTAATAGAGGCTCAGAATTAATGGCTGATATTGGCGAAGATACAGTAAGCGCAAAGTCTGGAGAAGGCACAGCAGGAACTGATGCTGCTCGGAATGATGCAACTGCGCCTGCATCTGGCGGCGATTTTGGATTTAAAGATCCAGATAAAGCCTTTCCTCCAGAGGAATATAAAGGCAGTCAAAAGACAAGCGTAGCTGCTAGAGGCGAATGGCAACCCAAATTAAAGTTACCTGATGGACAACCATTTGAAGTTCCTCAGGATGCACAGCCAGAATATCCTCATAATAAAGTCACTGAGTCTACTAATCCAAACCCAGACGAACGCCACCGTATGGAGATTGACGACACTCCATCCGAACCTCGTGTAACTCTTGTTCATAAAAATGGGACAGGAGTAGAGATGATGGAAAAGGATAAACTCCTTGTCGTCAATTCTTCTGGTCGAATGGTGCAATTAGTCGGTGATGACTTTGAGATGTTTGTTGCTGGCAACGGAACAGTTATCTATAAAGGTAATCTTGATTGGACAGTCGAAGGTAATATGAGTTTGACTGTAAAGGGTAATATGGAAACAACCGTTGAAGGCACTAAAACTGAAATTGTCAAAAAATCTGTAATTGAAGAATATCAAGATGATCAAGAAACTACAGTAACAAATAATAAATCCACAACTGTTGGTGAAACAAGTACAGAACTTGTTCTTGGTAATAAGAATAGCTTTGTTAAGCAGAAACAGAGTAACTGGGTAAAGGGTGATGCTGAGTTTTTATCTGGCGCTAATACTCATATTTCTTCACAGACTAAAACATCTATTTCGTCAACCACGGTTAATATGACTAGCTCCACAATGAATATTGCAGGAGGAGCAGGCACTATTGGTGGTCCTGGAATATATCACTCTGGCGCAGCTTGGGATGGGACACTATATGTTATAGGCGATTTGTTAGTCGATAGCGATATAACTGCCGGCAATGAGATTAAAGTTGGCAATGATATTACTGCGTTTGATGCGGTAACAGCAGCTACGGTATCAGGAACTGTTGGACTATTAAACACTGCTAATGTTTACACTAAACCTAGCGCATCAAGCATTGGAGTCACTCTTGCTGCTTCTCCTGAAGGTATTATGCAAATTACAGTTGATGAAGCTGATAAGATTAAGCAGTCTATTGATCTAAGAGAACGTGTTGCATTAGGATTGGGTTTATAAATGATTATTCGCAACGAAAACATTAGCACCGCAGATATTCGAAGACTGCTTAGAGATCCTGCTAATAGGGCTGATGAGTTTTTAATCGGATTTGCCTTGGCTAGAGAGGTGTTGAATTTCAGATATATGCAGTCAACACCCACTGCTGTTAAGAGAATACAATCGACCGAATCCGTAGGAAAGTATGGTACTCGAATTTATGGTAATCCGAGTATCCCCAAACTTAGATATATTGATGGATTAAGGTTTAAAAAGATTATTCCAGAAAAACAATATAATCCTGTTCTCGCTTCCGATATTACGAATGGAACTAAACTTGGTGGAGGCATTCCGTTATCAACATTTGCTGGTAGTGCATTAAACAGCAAAACAACAATTGCTGATCGCAAAGAAGTCGCAAAATATTTCTATCTTCAATCTATGATGATGAATGGAGTTAGGAATAATACAGGAAGATTCGGTAAACACAGTTTAATTGTTTCTGAAGGATTATATGCACCTGAGACAAATCAAACAGTAACCTCTGGAAGTATTCTTGATTTACAAACTAAAGGTCGTGCTGTAGTTTATGAAGTTAGGAATCTAGAAGGGAATTTAGATCCTGCTGCAGCATTTAATATTGCATCATACTGGAAAGATACAGCATTATTTGATGAATTAATTTTAAGTTTTGATACAGTTGATCCCAAGGTAGATTATACTGCACAAATTATTGTCACAATGCCTGAAGTGACTGATAAATATATTGGAGAGTTTCGTAGGAATATTCGAACAGAATACAACTACAATGTCGCACTGAAAGACGGACTCGCTGAGTTGGCTGTATAAATATCTAATAAACAGGAATTTATGAATGGCAGTAACTAAATCACTCTCGATTGAAGATGCTAACTTAGCAGTACGAAGTATTGTATCTGCTAGAGAGCAGGTTTATTCAGATATTGATCTGACATTTGCCAAGAAGACAAATGGGGATATTTTTAAAAAGACTGAAGCTGCTGCGGTAAAACAAGCAGTAAAGACTTTAATCCAGACAAACTTTGGTGAAAGACCATTTAATTATTACTTTGGCGCTAATATTCGTGCTTTATTATTTGAACCAGTTACTCCTGATGTTATTGATGAAATAGAATTAAATGTAAGACTGGCAATCGAAAACTTTGAACCAAGAGCAGAGCTGCTTGATGTGAGAGTTTTGGATGAAATTGATAGAAACTCATTAAATGTGAGTGTTAGATTTAGAGTCGTAAGTACAGACGAAGTAGTAGAGATACAAACAGCATTCTCAAGGTTAAGATAAGACATGGCAACAGTAATTAATTCATCCCAGCTTGACTTTGCATTTATTCGAGGTAAGATCCTTGAATATATGAAAACTCAAACAGAGTTTCAAGATTATGATTTTGATGCTTCTGGACTTTCAGTCATTGCTGATGTTTTGGCATACAATACACATCAGAATGCATTGCTCGGTAACTTCGCACTAAACGAAACATTCTTACAGACTGCTCAACTTAGATCTTCTCTGGTAAACCTTGGTCTGAATTATGGATATGTTCCTAGGTCTAGATCAGCATCTACAGCATTATTAAATGTATCTTTAAATTTAACTGGTGCGACAAATAAACCAGAAGAGATTCGTCTTCCTGCTGGATTTACATTTACTGCGGAACTGGATGAAGTAACCTACTACTTTAGAACTCAGCAAGAGCATACTGCAAAGATTGATGCTGCTGCTCTTGGTATCTATACATTTGAGGATGATGACGGTAATCTTGCGATTCCTGTAAAAGAAGGAACAGAGCAAGTTAAGACGTTCTTGGCTGATAAAACATTAGAAAGACAAATTTATGTAATTCCAGATACAACACTTGATCTCTCAACATTAAAAGTTAGAGTGTTCGAAAGTGCAGCAGATACAGTTGGTCAGTCCTATCTTTCTCCTGCTGAGTTGGTTGGATTTACTGCAGAAACCAGATTGTTCTTACCATTAGAAACCTATAATGGATTCTATGAATTAAACTTTGGTGATGGTACGATTACTGGTGATGCTCCTGATGTTGGTAACATTATTCGAGCAACTTATCTTTCAACCAGCGGTCAAGTCGCAAACGGAGCATCAGTCTTTACACCATCAACTACAGTAAGTGTTGATAATGTATCATATACTCCGATTGTCACAACAGTTTCTAAATCAACTCTTGGTGCAGAAAAAGAAAATGTAGAAAGTATTCGTATTAATGCTCCACTTTCTTATCTTGCTCAGGGAAGATTAGTCACACCAAATGATTATATTGCAGTAATTTCTAATTTAATCCCAGGTATTAAGTCTATGAATGCTTGGGGTGGAGAAGATAATATTCCTGCTAAGTATGGTAAAGTATTAGTTTCTATTATCTATGAAGATGATATTGATGCTACATTTAAAGCATCTCTTGAGGATCGTATTGCTACAGAGATTACTGATAACCTCTCGATCGCTTCGATTGAAACGGAAATTGTAAGTCCGGCATTTACATACCTCAATCTAACAACGAATATTAAATATGAGTCAGGCGTAACAGCATTAACTCGCAGAGGTATTCAGGATAAAGTCAAAAGAACGATTGCTTCCTACTTTGCCTCTAATCTCGGCAAGTTTAATGACGTGTTCCGTAAATCTAAACTTCTTTCAACGATTGATGGATCGGATGCTGCGATTCTGTCTTCTACAATTGATGTTCGCATGGAGAATCGGTTTACGCCTGTATACGATGCAACCTCAGTAAGATTCGTTACTGCAGACTATCAGTTAAGTTTCTTAAATAAACTTGCTCTGCCAAATAAAGAAACTGCAATCGTTACTAGCGATAACTTTGTATATGACTCTAAGGTTGCATCTATTCGCAATCGTATTGGAGATAACTTTAGTAATATCTTAGAAATTATTGATACTGATGAGAATATTCTTGTTACGAATATTGGTTCTTATGATGCAGCTAAAGGCACTGTTAATTTAACAGGATTTAGTCCAACTTCGATTTCTTCAGGTAATACTTACATTCGAGTTATTGCTACTCCAGCAAATGATGCTGACATTAAACCACTAAGAAATCATGTAATTGATCTTGGATTTAATGTTGTAAGAGCAACTGATGACTTGAATGCAGCAAATGCAGTAAGTGGTGTAACTGACTAATGGCTGCAGTAACCTTAGAAGATCGTAATCGTCGAGATATAAACTTTAATCAGGCTCAAGTTGATACCTTGCTGCCTGAGCATTTTCAAGAGCAGTATCCGACATTAGTTACGTTTCTTAAAAAATATTATGAATATCTGGAACTAGCAGCTGGTCGTAATAGACTAGATAATATCTTTTTCGCAAAAGATAATGAAAGCACGAATGAAGATTTCTTAGATTATCTTTTCTTTGAAAAAATTAATGGTCTTGGTGCTGACAGATTTGATCTGCCTAGACTTACACTGAAACTAGTATCTCAGTTTTCTAGAGCCAAGGGAACTGAAGTATCTATTCCTGCCTTCTTTAGATATATCTTTGGTGTGGATGCAGAGGCATTTTATCCAAAGACTCAGATGTTTACTGTTGGCGAAAGTCAGATTGGTGCTGACTCTTTAAGATTTCTTCAGGATTCTCGTTTCTGGCAGGTGTTATCTATTCAGATTAAATCGCCTCTGAGTACTATTCAATGGAACGATATTTACAAAAGATA